GGAATTTCTGGTGAGACAGGAATATTCAGTAATTCGGTTCGTGCTCCTACTTTTTCTGGTGCGGCAGGAATATTCAGTACTTCGGTTACTGCTCCTAATATTTATGCTACTGGATTTTCTGGTACGAACTATTTTGCTATTGGAGTTTCTGGTGCGACAGGAATATTCAGTACTTCGGTTCGTGCTCCTGGAATTTCTGGTGCGACAGGAGTATTCACTACTTCGGTTACTGCTATTGGAATTTCTGGTGAGACAGGAGTATTCAGTAGTGGAATACGACTTCAGCCAGTAAAAGTAGCAACATTAGCTGGTACTACCCTTACACTAGATTGTAACTCCTGTTCATTTGCAACATTTAGTATATTATTAACAACTGCACAAACAACTATATCAGCCTATACTTTTAATAATGCAGTAGCAGGTGGTCAGTACGTAATTATTATTACTACACCAATTGCGACGTCATGTACTATAACTGTGCCAAATGGTGCAACAATATATAAATCAACTTTTGGATCACAATATACAGTTTCTAACTCAAAATCTATTTTTACAGTATATTATGATGGAGAACATTATTTATTCACAGTAACAAACATGAATTTTCTACGTTGATCATAATAATTACAAAAAATACAATATAAAAGTATATTTTGTAATCATTCATTAGAAAGAATATGAACGAAGAAAATAATGTATTAACTCTTCAAACTGTTCAAATTCAACCAGTACGAAATACAATTACTGCAATAAAAGATATATTAACCGATGCAACAATTACTTTCACCAAAGACGGTTTGCGAATCATTAATTTCGATAAAACACATACTATATTAGTAAATGTTATCCTTCACGCACATAAATTCGAGAAATATGTATGTCATCCAGATAAAATTATCGTTTGTGCAAATACACTCCATCTATTTAAAGTTATTTCGACAATGTCTAATGAAGATACTCTTTCAATGTATATTGAGAAATCCGATTATCATGATGGGGTAGTTTCTCACTTAGGACTCCAATATGATAATGGAGGTATTAGACAGTGCTATAATCAAAAATTGAGACTTATTGAGCCAGATACAGAAGAGCTAGTCGTTCCAGATGTGGAATATTCAACAGTGATTAATCTTCCTTCCGCGGATTTCCAGAAGATTATCCGCGATTTAAACGGAATCTCGGATCGCATAGAAATCAAATCTGTAGGAAACGACCTTATGTTTTCTTGCGAGGGAAATTTCGCGAGTTCTCGAATTCTGAGATCAGAATCCGACGGATATATGGAGTTTATTCAAAAACCGGATGCTTCAGTCATTATTCAAGGAGAATTCTCTCTGAAATCGCTTAGCCATTTCATTAAATGTACACCTCTTTGTACGAATCTAGAAATGTATCTAGGAAATGATTTACCTTTGATTGTTAAATACGATGTTGCGTCATTAGGAGAGATTAAATTATGCTTAGCACCCCTACCACCTTCTTAGAATTATATTATTAATATTAAAATCCATCATATATTATATATTTTTTGGATATTTTTTCCGTTTGTTAGTAACAAAAGGTAGAGTCTATAAAAATAGATTTATAAAGAAATATAATATTCCGAGAATAGAGCCAGTCATATGGATAAGTAAATTCAAAGTGATTTGTATAGACTCCGAGTCTACACCAATATGTATTAAACGGAACGCGTTTGGAAAAAATTATCCATTCCGCGATTTATATGTTTCTCCATATCATAGTTTATTCTTAAATGGTAAAATGATTTTAGCTAAAAATATTGTTAATGGAAAAACAATTTATCAAGATAATCAATGTAATGATGTGGAATATTATCATTTGGAGTGTGAATATCATAGCATTATTTGTGCGAATGGTATATTATCTGAGTCATATTTAGAATCAAATAATAGAAGAGTATTTAGCCCGAGTAGTAGACTTCATCGCATTCAAATCGGGAATTATGGTGGTAAAATGTTTTAGAATTCTGGTGCATGTTTCTTAAATAAACATCCTTGAATTGGTAGATTCGGAATTTGAGTAATAAAACATGGGTCTTGATATTTCGTCGTATTTAACCAAATCTTTATAATACAGAAATTCTTTTTCGGAGAAATCGTTATTCCATTTATATATTGAAAATTCGCCTTATTTGTAGTAAGAGTTTCGCCGCAAGTCATATAGAATAACGTTTTCCAAATATCTGGTACTTGTTTATTTATGACTTTATAGGAGAAACATCCACCAGTACGATTCAGTGGATCTTCCCACATTGGTGTAATTCCTTTTCGCATTAAAAAAAACATACAATTTTTAATAGTGGATTCAGGAATCGCTTCATTAAGTGCGATTACTTGTTCTGCAGAATTAATATCCCCCAAAATTATATTATAACTTTGTAAATCCCATTTCGTATCGTGTGGTAAATGGTAATATAGATTCCATTTACCATTCAAAGGGTATTCTGGGGAGGAAATACTCATTGTATCCTTATATTAATTATATTTAGAAATCTTTATATTCTTTTCATTAATCCTTGCAAATCTGATAATCATTCTCTTCCATTCGAATGAACTGTCCCCTACATATCTGAAATACACAAATATTGGAATCGATTACATTCACTACATACTTATCGTCAAATATATATTCGCTCTTTATATATTCATATTCTAATAATCTTAAAATATGTATATTTCCAAGAATCTCGTTTCCTGCGATACACCATTCTTTTTCTAGCGTCAATTGTATCGGCTCCGCCATTTCTGGATGGGTATATTCTACCGATAAAAATCGAATACTCGAAGATACCGGAATATTTCCCTCGTCTATTACCCCCGAATTTGTACATAAAATAAACCACGGATTATGATAAATTAATAATGACGGAATCGTAACTACATTCGGTTTTTCATAAATAAATGTTTCCTCGAGAACATTATTGCAGATCCGAGTTATCGACCACCATGTCGTCTCTTTCGGCTGAATCCGTTTTTGTAATAATGTATTATATATATACATCGTCGTATACGAAATACTATCACTAGAGTCTCTTATTAGTTTATTTCCTAAATATATACTATTAAAGCAATCATTTAATTTATTGATAAACGCACCGATCCATAAAAATATCTGAATCGTACATGTATCAATATCCTCCGACATTTGATATATTATAAGAAATCATTTCTATATTCTTTACAAAAAATATTCACTAATATATATAATATATATGAAATATATTAGAGGAGGTTTAAAATTAAAGGATGAAACTAAAAAAGGATTTACTCCCGTGTATGATATGCTTAATAGAGAAAACTCATTATTATATGATTTAAATATGGATTCTAGAATGGGGTTCTTATTTACTCTAGATGTTAAACCAGAAAATTCTGAATATTTAGGAATTATAGGAAATGATTTTACAGGAATAATTACTAAGTATGTATTGAAGTTTTCTGTACTATCAGACGAAGAAGGTGACCCATTAGACCAAAAACATCCATTTAGATTTATAGAAAAACAAACAGATACAGAAAAAAATATGTTTTATGAATCAAAAATACAAATGAGCGCATGGCTAGAATCAATCGAAGGAGGAAAACCTGAAATATGTCCTTCTGTAGCTAATTTCTCAATATTTGACAATAAAGAATCACAAAGTTTACTTCATTTTCTAATAGATAAATATGAAAATACAAGTAGTATTTTTACGTATTTACTTAGTCAAATTCAAAAATATAGACGTAGACATCCTCTATTTAATATTGGTGTAATTACTATGCCAATTGTTGAAAATTCAGAAACATTTTATACTTATAGCAAAGTAAATGTACCGACACCACCCGTAGAGCAATTAAATGAAGCATATATTTATTTAACTGCACAAACATTACGATTAACTCTTAAATTGAATATTTTTCATTTCGATTTACATACGAATAATAGTTTAGTAACAGTAACCGATAATCATCCTACTATTAAACTAATTGATTTTGGAAAAGCTTCTAAACTTAATGACAACTCAAATGATCTTTATTTTAAACGAAATGTAGATGAAAAGTTAGAACTCTATAACATTTATCAAGCTTTTTATAATCGTATACCAGAAATAGTTGCTAGAAACAATAATGATGAAAAAGTGGATTTTATAAACGAAGTATTAAATAATATGAAAGAGGTTGATATGAAAAAAAACGGAGAGTATTATGATTGGTACGAAGGTTCACAGTACTTTGGTCGATTCCAAATGACTGAGTGGTTTACGCATTACTATACATTATCTAATGATGATAAAGTATCTACGTTTAATTTGCTTGTAGATTTAACTAGCATAAATGGAGAAGATCCAGAATCGTTACAACTTCAAATAGACGAGAGAAAAGAAATGATGGAAAAAGATGTTTTATTCGATTTTAATAAAAATATATCCAATTTTAAAGTTAATTTTCCAGGTCCTGAAAATTCGATTGTTATAACTAGTCCGGTAATAACTCCTATCAAAAATAAAATTGTTAGGATTGATGTGGATGACGATAACAATACATGGACATTATGTGATGATACTGGTGTATGTATATTCATAACACTGGGATCATTAATTGTCGCAACGAAATTAGTAGAACATTATGGTTTATTACTTGGTGGTTCTAGAAAAAAACTAACTAAAAGAAAAAGAACTAAACGTAAACGTTATTGAATATAATATTTCTTAAATATTATATTTATCAATTCACTAAACTAAATATCGAGAGAAATTGTATTTCTTGAGGAATTATTTTTACGTCGGGATTTCTTTGGAATCGCCGTCCCCTGTATTTCATTTAAAGATGAAATTGATACTACAGAATCATCCTCATATAAAGATTGGTGCATATTCTGGTTACTGTGAATATCGACAGTTTTTGTCTTTAATCCAGATAAGATATTATCAATATCGGTATTTTGAGGTCCTCGCATTTCCTGTCTTTGATATTGTTGGGTTGGTTGTGGCTGCGAATTAATTGTATCATACTGCTGATTTACGTCGACTCCCTGCTCTCGAAACATTGCTCCACGTGCCATTGCAATATCCGGTCGTCCAGGACGTTCTTGGAACTGCATCTGACTTAAATTAGGTGCCTGTCCAGGTCGCGGTGGTGGCGGAACCGTCTTGGGATCCTGTGGCGCCGGTGGTGGACCCATATTTCGAGCAGGACCCTGGCTCTGTTCGTTGACTAGATTATTCGCAAAGGCGAATCCAGGACTCTGTTGGCTCATACTATTCACCGTAGCATTCGTAAACATTCGCATTAATTCGGGACTCTGTTTAATGACATCATTGAATGCAGGTGTCGCAGACGAAAGTGCTTTATTCGAGAAATTCACGACCGCCGCAGAGAATCCTAAACGTAATAATAGCGATAATTCCGGTGCCAATTTACCCCCCTTATACTTATCGTGTAGCTCATTAAAAATCTCTTCATACGATTCAATATCCTCACTAACCTGCTCTCCCCAACCATCGAGATTAATATCGAATGGATTAAATGCGGAATTCGCATATTCGAGAGAATTTACGAAAGTCATAAACCACCATTGTTGTAGTTTCACACTCTCGCGCTTACGCTTATCTTCCAGTGCGGTTTCATATTCATCCTCGATTTCTTCATAACTCGATTCCATGGTAAAATGCGAATTCTGTTTAATATGTCCTTTCTCATACCAATCCTGGAGTTTCTGAAGCATCGCGCGTTTCTTTCGCCTCTTCTCTCGGTCGGTTAAAGGAACTTTTGCGGATGAAGTTGGTACGTCACCTAGTTTCGTATATCCGTCCCAGGTTTTCGTATTCCCGATACTGTCTGAGGTCGCTTGTCCTAAATTCGAATCTGTTGTATCGTCAACCTTTACGGAATTCTTTGGTTCAGGAGTTGCGCCAAAAAAACTAGAAAAGGCAGAGCCAAAGCCTCCGAGTCCGCTCATGGTTTTTGTAGTAGAATCAGTTTTAGATGCACTTGATGATAGTTCGTTTAGTTCGTTCTCTAGTTTATCTAAATCGCCTAAATCTATATTCGTGGACGCGGAAGAATTTTTCTTTTTATCATTCATTAATAATTCGATTCCTCCTCCAAAATTTACGCCACCACTGGAGGAGGAAGAAGAAGGACCATTGTCAAAATTGATTTCGATAGGTTCTAAATCGTTGAATCCAATATCTATAACTTCCATTCGGTTATGATAAATATATAATAAATATTTTTAAGTTCTACG